AGCCGCCATATTCTCACCGTATCGCGTCCAATTCTCTTTACCTTATAATTATCAGGCTAAGTGATTTTAATCGTCTCTGTGACGAAATAAACACTATCTTTTCTACCTTGATATTCCTCAAGTTCTTTCTTCATTTCCTTGACTTCTTTCCTCATCTCCTTGATAGTCTTTGTGTCCTTGTAAAATCCATGACCAATGACAAATAAAAATACTATACCGATCATCCAAACAACCAAATTTTTCAACGATATTTTGGGCAAATTTATAACGTGTTTTGAATATGACATCTTTCTCAAATAAAATTTTAATATTTATCTTTTATTTTTTATGACAAAATCGCGACTTTTAATTGATTTTGCTGTAAAATTAATATTGAGATATTAAGGAAATTAAATATATTAAATGATTTTTATTTTGAATTTTATATTTTACTTAGATAAATAATAAAGTAAAATATTTAAATTCTCAGATAGTATGAGATTTTTTGAATTTTTTTTACAAATGTTATAATTTGTTAATTTTTCATTTATATTATTTTATTAATTAATTTTTTGTTTTTGATGATGATTTTGTTGTGAAACAATTTCATCATCTTTTTTTATATTAAAAAAGGAAACTACTTATCACAAGCAATTTCCTCTAATAATAACGTAAATTTATATAATATGACAAAGTTAAACAGTCAAAGTCTAACTTGTAATTAAGTGATTTCCTTTTCTTAATTATCTTAAAACAATATCAGAAACATTGATTATTTCTCCTTGTTTTAAATATTTATCAGACAAATAATTCTTCTTATTTTCTAACCAAACTCTTTCATAAGGAAATAATTTTCTCTAATCTCCATGTACTTTATGATGACATTCACTACAAAGACATACTAAATTATCTTCGTCTAATAATAATTCATTCCTCAAAGTTTCTGTATCTTGGTTGAAAAACTTAACAACATGATGAACTTCTGTTGCCAAATTTCTTAAGCACATCTCACAAAGTCCTTTATTTTTTTGTTGATTTTCATCTCTTTTCTTTAAAGAAAGAGTTTTCCAATCGGATTTCTAATAATAAAATTCTCTGAGTTTTTCCCCTTGTTTTTCATTGTTTTTTTGATTTACAGTATATACTATCTTGTTTTTATTTTTGCTTAAAAAATCGCAGTTTTTTTGAGAAATTTCAGCGCTTTTTGCTTGTTTTTTTAAGAAATTTTGAAGTTTTTTATCTTGAAGTCGTTTTTCTTCTAATTCTCGCTCTTTATCTTTCTCCTAAAAAACATACAAATCCAACAACTGTTTTCTTATCTGTTTCTCTACATCTTTTGGCATGTCATTGCCATGTTTTTTTGAAGTTTCCTTCATCCTTGCAATATCTGCATCAATCTTGTCCTGATACTTCTTCAAAAGTTCGTCCTGTTCTAAATCGGTTATTCTCTTCTTCATAATATAATCTTGTTTGTAAAATATCGATAGCTGTTAATACTCTTTGTTCAACCTCAAAAAATAATCCATCATTTTTATTATAATTAAATATATCACCCAAGCAACAAACAGTATAACCCAAGTGAATTTTATTATGATTAAAATTAGCAAGAAAATAATGTACAGCTCGAGGTCTTTCTAATTTCATTTCTTTTAATAAATCTGTCATAATGTTTGTACGATTATTATCTGATAATAATCGCATTCTATTTACTATGTCAGTAAATTCTTTTTCTATAAATTCTTTTGTCTCTTGTACATCCATAATTCTTTTTATTTATTAAATTAATAATGTTGTTATTTAATCACATATCAAAGATACATTCTTTATTTGAAATTAAAAAATTTGTCTTTTGAAATGTTATTTATTTAGTATTTGTTTGATATTTTATTAAAATTAATGTTCTATTCTTCTTCAAAAACGTTCTATTTATCTACTTTCTTAAACTTTTCTTTTATATTCTAAATAAATAAATATAGAAATTCTAAATTAAAATTTAAAAACTAACAAAATTAATAAAGAAAGAATTATGGCGACAAGAGACACAAAAGAAAATTACAACGCCTATATGCGTGAATTTTATAGAAATCGTGCACGTAAGAAGTATGGTGAGCTTAACAATAAGTTCAGACTATTATCAGATGAGGTTATTAAGTATAATAACCAAATGCTTAACCAAATGTTGGTGGATTTAGGAGAATCAATCAATGAAGCAGTTCCACCAAAATACAGATTTGAAGTACCTTCGGATTTATTAGCATTTGCCAGTGAAACAAACAAACATAATTTCAATATTAAATATAAATAAAAAGTGAGAAGACAATAAAACATCTTCTCACTAAAAAATTAAATTTTTTTATTAATATGAATCATAATATTTATCATGATTTATCAGATAAGTCTGTTTTTAAACAAACTAAACTTGAAATAAAATCTGTTTTTTTGCCAAATGTTTATACAAAAGCTTGGCAACAAACTTGTAATGTAATAGATATTAAGGATTTCGATCCATCTACAGTTATACCTGGAAAAGAAAATAAGTTATCTCAACCTGGTATACAATGTTTTAATTATAATCAGAGACTTGCAAAAAAACTTCCTGATGAAACAACACCTGATTGGAATTCTTGGCCTTTTTGGCAATATTGGAATGGTTTGTTCTTTGTTGATGCTGATACAAAAAAATATCAGGGGCATAAGGCTGATAAACTTAAATGGAATCTGATTGAAAATGTGATTGTTGATTATTTACAACTTAATTGTACCGATAATTTTTACTTTGAACAATTATCGAATTCTGGAAAAAGTTTTCACTTTGTTTTTTATGTTGATTGTGATAAAACATATGAGAATTTTCTAAAGTCTGCGAAATATTTCAAAAAACTTGTTATTGAGGCCTTTTCTGCACATGGGTTAAATGACGTGATTAATTGGCCTGAGGTTATGGATGAACATAATGATAATCCTATACAACCTCTATTCTTTTCAAATCATCCTATTAATTTCTGTTTACCTGACGCTGAACAAAGAAGGTCTTTTGGAAATTCTTTATTCCTAAATGATATTGATATTTTATCTAAAGAAAAAGAAGATTTTGATTATGAAAATACTCAAATTTCATTTGATACAACAAATATTTCTTCAGATATTAAAAATGTTTCGGAGATTTTGAAAATATCATGGTCGCATGACTACAGACTTAGACTTGCAATTGCACTTTATCATATTTTTAACGGTAATTATGACAAAGCATATGAATATTATGGCAAAATAATACCTTATATGGTACAAACTATCAATAATCATACTGAGAGAGAACTTCATTCATTGTTTAGGAACCAGTTTCACAAATTAGGTGGATATTGTATCTCTCGTAATATGTTAAAACTTGTTAAAAATATTATTAATGTATCTTTTAAAGTAAAACAACAATTTACTCCTATTTTGTTTTCAGATATTAATTATGATAAAGTATATAACTTGAAACAAAATGAATACTTATCAAATGTTATTGAAGATATTTATGACTTACCAGGAAGTCTTATTCATGTTAATGCGGGGTGTGGTGTCGGTAAAACATATTCAGCAAATACTTTGTCTGAAAAATTAAACGAGAATAAACTACAAAAATTAAATATTCTATCTTTTGATGACGATCTTTTTAATCCTAATATTTCATCAAAGAAGCGTATTTGTTTTATCACTCCAATGACGTCCATTAATTTAGATAACTTTCCCGAAGAAAAATATCCGAACTGGAAAATTATTGACGGAATTCACTTCAAAAACAAAGATTATATTGAATCAGATTATAATATTTGTACAACATGGGACAGTTTTATTAAGAACAAAATGGATGAATCTCCTTCTTTCTCCTGTTTTATGTTTGATGAGATACATTCTCTTTATATGTATGACTACAGAACTGAAATTATCTCAAAAATAAAAGATAAAATAAAAGAAATTTCAAGACAAAACCGTAAAGTTATTTTACTTACAGGCACGCCTTCCCTTGAAATTAAAGAGTTTTCAGATTTTAATCCCGTTTTTGTAAAAATTAACAAAGACCAAATTAAAATTACAACAAATATTATTGTATATAACGAACAATATCTCGGGTATATCACGAAAGACATCTTAACATGGATGAAACAATCAAATCAAAACAGGATCGCAATATTCACTAATAACGCAAACTTTGACCTTCAAGAAAAACTTAAACTTAGGGGTCTGAACATTGATTTTTTGTACAACAAACAAATAAAGGACGACGTTGAATTCGCCCGTACAAACCATGATATGAGGTCTTCTGGCGGTCTTTTTTCTGTTTACGGACAAGCGGGTATCAACCTTTATTCAAAGAGTCCTATCAGAATCTATATTCTTGACAAATCTGGAATTAACATCATCCAATACGCCAACAGATTTAGGAACAGAGAAATGGTTGAATCAATCAATATCTTTTACAAAGCTGAACAACTTAACGCAAACTTAATTTCACATTCTTACCCTACACTAGACGAGACTGCAAACAAAATCAAAAAATTGCAGTCTCTTTATACAAACATGTTCGGGAAAAACAAACTTCTTTTAGATATTAAGTTCGGTATTAACTTTGAATATGTTGATATTGAGGATAATGCCTATACTTTAAACCAACAAAGGTTTGACGCCTATATTAAAATTCAAAAAGTGAATGATTTAGAGACCCAAATGCAAATGATATATCACAGACTTATAACAAACCATTTCATCCCTAAATTTGTATACCTTGACGAAGACACACCGGATCAATGGAGGTCCAAATTCAAGGGCAAGCTGGCAGGCGCACTACAGCGTTCATCACAAAATTTCTCGAAATTCATCAAATATTCATTTAAAGAAGATAAACTCAAACTTTATGTTGACCTATCAGAAAAAACAAATGAACTTCTCGCAAAGACACTTCCCCAATCAGCAAAGGAAAATATCGAATATATCATGAACAAACTTCTTCAGTTTGAAAATTCTAATCCATTGTTAAAAAATATAGATTTTGAGACAAAAATCGCACATATTCAAACGACATGGAATAATTTCATCGGGTTTTGCCTGAAAAGAGACATAAACTCAATCAGAAAATCGGACATCCAACATTTCAGGGACGTTGTATATATCAAAGCACACATGAACGAGCTAAAAGACGGTTTCATCATCGGAGAAATCAAGAAGAAAAGAGATAGCAAGGGAAATCTTGGGACATTGGAGACATGTCAGCTCGCGGCAGCGTATACGACAGTTTTCCGGAATCCCGAACTTTCCTGGTCTGACTGCTATAAATTCGCAGATGAGACATATACAAATATCAAAAATCTTTGTCATTATATCGACGACTATAAATGGTTTTTTGATTTTGATACAATAAACCAAAATTATGAAGACATAAAGAAAATAATCACAGAAGAAAAAATCAGTGAAAACCAACTGTTCCTTAACTACCTATTTAAAATTCATTGCAGAGGTAAAATCGGTGGTAAAATCGGTGGTAAAATCAAAGCTAATCATTGTAGTGAAATTAAAATTAATGGAGTTGTCTATAAAAGCAAGACAGAAGCAATGAAGAAATTAAAAATTGGACGTAAAAAACTAGAAACGTTAATCAATTGCTAACAAATGCTAAAAAATTGATGTAAGTTATTGGTTTTTAATTAGTTAGGTTAAAAAAGGTACACATCAAAAAAAATTGATTTTAGCACCAGTTATATAATATATAAATGGTACTAATTTTGATTTTTTTTGATGTGTTCCTTATAAAAAAAAACTTAGAAAAAAAATAACTAACTTTTACTAAATATTTCAGAGATTTAAAACTTTAAAATGATTACACAGTAACATAAATATTAAAATTAATTTTTTTAAAAAAATATGAAAGACTTAAACGATAGATTTAAAGAAATGTATAAACAAATTATTACAAGAACTATAACTTTAACTAACCAGGGTCACCCAGAGTCTAAAGTGCAATTTGAAGTAAATTATATGTTATTACAGGATTTTATAAATGAGATAAAAAAACAAATACCAAATGAAGCAAATAACAGAATAATAAAGATTTTATCAGATGATAAAATAAAAAAGAATTACTATATAAATCACGTATCAACCTATGATGATAAAGGTAATCAATATCTAAATGATGATAGTATTGTATATATAGCAATAAAAGACAGAAATAAAGATGATTTGTTATGTATATTTGGTTTACGAGAAGATCCATATATAGAATAAAAAATCTTTTTATATTAGTTTTAAATAAATATCCAGATAGTTAAAATAAATTCAAATATATAATATGTATTATTTAATTATGTTCACGTTGTTTGGTATTTCGATAAGTTTGATTAATTTCATAACAGGAATACCAGAAGATTAGAATGAAGGACAAATGTTTAGAAGAGCTAAATCCTAAACATTTGTCCTTTTTTATTTTTAATAAATATTAAAAGATGATATACAAAAAAACATAATCAAAAATATGTAAAAAACTCTCTGTATTGAGACGAAACCAATCAATGCTATTAACTATAAGGTAAAGAGATTTGGACGCGATATGGAGCGAATATACAAGCTTAAATAATAAAAAAATAAAGATATTAATAAAGATGGATAAAGAGATAAGTTTAGTTGATGCAATAGGAGTATTACAAACACAAGTAAAAGGATTAGTTAAAGTGATAAGACAACAAGATGAAGTAATAAAAGAATAGTAGAAAATATTAGATATTATATGTAAAAATAACCCAGATTTTTAGAGATTATTTTAACAGTTTTCGAAATAAGAGAAATTGTTTTCTAACTATTTGATAATCAATCAATTATAATAATTTTAAGAAAAAGATTTGATTTCATCCAATAGGGATGTATTGGTTTGAAAAAAAGCTCAAAAAAGCTCAAAAATTTTAAGAAAAAACTCAAAAATTTTAAGAAAAAACGCGATATTTTTGATGTTTTAATAAAAGGTAAGAATATTAAATAATATCTAATAAAAAACAAGATTTTTAAACAAAATAAATCATTGATAGCAAAGTATTAAGAATTCAGATTTAATTTCTAAAAACTTATATGTATGCATAGATTTTAATATATGATTATAATTAATATAAAAAAGAGATAAATATATTAATGATAGAGAATAATACATAGAGAAAGAACAGGTTTTATTAGTCTGCTTTATGGCGTAATACAAGAAAGTATTATAAGATGTATCATCCATTATGTGATTGTTGTATTGTTGATAATAAAGTATCGCCAACAAAAGAGATTCATCATTTGATTCCATTTGATGATTAGATAGATGAAGATAAGAAGTTATTATTATTGGGTGATGAAGATAATTTAATATCTTTGTGTACAGAATGTCATTCAAGAATACATAAAGATTTTAAGTCATTATCTATGAAACAACAGAAATTGATAATAAATAAAGAGAGATTAGTTAAGAAGAAGTATGATAACAAACGTATACAATTAGTATACGATAGTATGCATACATTATAGGAACATAAGGATAATCATAGAGATGAGACTAATAATCTAATGAAGATGTTTAACATAAGAGATAAGTAGTCTAATACATTATTCAAAGAATAAGAGTATGATTAGTTTAGGTGTCATACTTCTTTGAGATATAGAAGAAGTCTAATAATTAATCTAACTTATTGATAATCAACATGTTATGCATAAAATAAAATAAAAATCATAACTCCTTGATAATCAGAGAGTTAAATACCCCCGGAGGCCCCTGGGTACGTTAAAATGAGACATATATGGTCTCTCGTGGTTTTCTCACACGGACGGGGTGTTTTCGAGGACTTCTTCATTCTCACACGGACATATAATTTTTAGGGGCTATATAAAATAAAATTAGAGATATTATGAAGTACAGTAAAGAGACAAAATAGATGATTGATAAGGTAGAAAATGCAATAAAATCAAGTACAGGTGGTGATATACCATAGGAATATGAACCACAGTTGTAGTTATTAGCAGATAATTTTGAGAATTATCTTTTATGTCGTGATGCAATTAAGAGAGAGGGTATTGTTGCTCATACGAAATCAGGTGAAGTTAAGATGAATCCTATTTACAATGCGATGTTAAATACCGAATCATTTATTTAGAAGATACTAAATCAGTTTGGTTTGACCGTTATGACGAAATCTAAGTTGAAGGTCAATATGACACAGACTAATGATGATGAAGATGATTATTTAAAGAACATGTTGGCATAATACTAAATGTCAAAATGACACAAAAATATTAATATTAACGACAAAATGACAGATAAAGGAAAAACGCATAAATATACGAAAATATCGCATAAATATACGGAATATGCCGAGAATATTTTGTCTGGTTAGATTATAGCAGGAGAGGCGATAAAATTGGCTTGTCAGCGTTATTTAGATTGGTTTGACAGAGATGATTTATATTTTGATTCTGATAAAGTTGATAAAGTTGTTAATTTTATTGGTAAGATGAAACATTTCGAGGCTCCGTTTGAAAATTAGCCATTTATTTTACAGGATTGGTAGTTTTGGATTATATGCAATATATTTGGATGGATAAACAAAGAGACAAATGAAAGACAAATAACAGATGTTTACATGTTAATTTCAAGAAAATGTGGTAAATCCAGTCTATCAGCGGCAATATGTCTTGCAGAATTATGGTTGGAAGGTGAAGGAAGTGAAGTTTATAATATAGCAACGACAAAAGATTAGGCGAAAGTTTGTTTCAAATATTGTTCAGGTTTTGCGAGAAGTCTCGATCCAAAAGAGAAATACATGAAGAGATATAGAGATACGGTTAAGAATACTTATAATCATTCAATTTTGAAGGCTTTGGCAGCAAACCCTGAGCGATTAGATGGTCTTAACTGTAATTGTTTTATATGGGATGAGGTTGCGGCAGCATAGGATTACGAATGTTACAATATATTGAAGTCAAGTCAGTCCATGAGAAAAAACCCATTAAGTATTTGTATTACAAGTGCAAACTTCTTATTGGATGGTTATCCAGGATATGAAATGATGAAAACAGGTTTGTAGATTTTAAGGAACCAGAAAACAGATGATTCATGGTTTTATGCTATGTACATGTTGGATGATGAAGATGATTGGAAAGACGAGAAAGTTTGGAAGAAAGCATGCCCAAGTTTAGGAATAACTGTTAAGCCAAGTTTCTTGAAACAGAGAGTTCAACAGGCTATTAATACGCCAAGTTTGGAACCTGATGTCAGGACAAAACAATTTAATTAGTTTGTTTCAAATAGAAATAATTGGATTCCGGGTAAATTTATTGATAATGCTTTTAAGGAAGTTATTGATTTGAATAAGTTGAAAGATGAATATTGTTATTGTGGAATAGACTTAAGTTCTGTTTCTGATTTAACTGCGGTAAGTCTTATGTTTCCTCCAAATGAAGAAAGAACATATTATCCTAACTCATTCATTTTCAAGACGTTAATATATGTACCAAGAATTGCAATGGAAAATGCTCCTAATAAATATTTGTATAATTAGTTTATGCAATATAACGCTTTAAGAATAACTCCGACAAATGCTGTTGATTATGATACTGTATTAAAAGATTTGTTAGAAATAGCAAATAACGTTCAAATTATAAAATGTGGTTATGATTAGTGGAATAGTGTTCAGTTTACAAAAGATGCGGAACAATATTTAACAATGGAAAAGTTCAGTCAAGGGCTTGGTAATTTTAATATAGGTACAAAGGAGATTGAGAGACTATTTTTGGAAGGTAAAATAGTAGTTGATAAGAATCCTATTATAAGATGGATGTTTAATAATTGTGAAATAAAACAGGATTATATGGGGAATTCAAAACCTATTAAGTATAATGATGATGACAACAACAAGATAGATGGTGTTATTGCAATGATTGAAGCTTTAGGAACATGGTTAAAAGATAATGAATGGTATTTTGGAGAAGAACAGACAGATTAGAATAATGTTTAAAAAATAAAGATAAATAAATTGTAAATTTACAATAGATTAAACATATGTTAAAAGATTTGTTCACAATAGATATTTCAAAGACAGAATAGTTCAAGAAATTAGAGAATCAAGTTAGAGATTTATCTAATAAAAATACAGAATACAGAAGTTATTTAGACGATCAGCTTGCAAAGACATTCCCAAGTTTAGGATTTACAATATCAAGTAAAGAGATGTCAACTCCAAGAGGAGCTTTAAGTCTTTCAACATTTTTTAGTGCCGTTGAACTTATAGCGAATTCAATAGCAAGTTTGCCAATTTTGATAAAGACAAATTCAAAAGATGAAGAGAAGAAAATGTATTTTAAAGACATGTTGAAGAACCAATATTTGTCTGAATACATGTTTAAAAAACAACTTATTCAAGATATTCTCTTATATGGCGATGGATTTGTATATATTGATAGACAAAGGACAAAGATTAAAGGACTTAGATATATTCCATATGCAGATGTCAGTATTATTTTTAATAAATTTGAAGGAACAATAAAGTATGTATGTCCATATATAAAAGATATAAATCCAGGAAATTTAATTCATCTTTATAAGATTTCAAATGATGAAGGATATAGGGGTGTAGGAATTATAGAATATGCAAAACGAACTTTGGAACTTGCAAACTACACAGAAAATTCAGCGGTTGATTATTATAAAAAAGGTCTAAATTGGGCAGGTCTTTTATCAAGTGAAAATCCATTAAATCAGATTTAGGCAAAACAAGCAATGAATACTGTAAATGGAGAATTAAATGGAAATTCAACAGGTGGTGCTTATGTTAAGTTTCTTCCTTTTGGTGTTAAATTCCAGGCATTGACACAAACAGCAAAAGATGCAGCACTTTTAGATACAAGAACATTTAATATCGCTGAAATAGCAAGATATTTCAATATAAGCCCAACACTTTTACAAGATTTATCACATGGTAATTTCTCTTCTTTTGAAATGTAGTCTTTGAGTTTTTTAACATAGACATTACTTCCATATATAAAGGTTATTGAAGATGAATTTACAAGAAAACTTTTCCCTAATAATGATTATTATGTAGATGTAGACGAGACTGAATTTGTTCGTATGCAAGGAAAAGATGCAAGTGAGTATTATTCAAAACTTGTTTCATCTGGTATTATAACAGTTAATGAGGCAAGAAATAAACTTGGATATGAAAAAGTTGAAGAGGGTGATAAGTTATTCATACCTTATACAGATATTAGTCAGAATACAATAGGTGATGATAAATCAGACGAAGATAAATCAGAAGAAAATTCAGAAAAAGTATATCAAAATAATACCAATAAAGAACAAAATAAGGAAAATTCTGACGAAGATAAATAAATAAAATAAAATTATATTCTTGCAATGAATAAAGTACAGGTTTTTGGTGAAATACGTTCATTAGATGATAATTCAAGACATATATCAGGAAAAGCTATTTCATTTGAAACACAATCAAATGATATTGGTTTTGTAGAGACACTTCACAGAGGTTGCATAACATAGGATTTGATAGATAATTCTAATATTGTATTTTTATATAATCATGATTATAACCAAGTGATTGGTCGTTCAAATAAAGGTAAGGGAACATTAAATCTTGAACTTCGAGATGATGGTGTTTATTTTGATTTAGAGGTACCTAATACAACAATGGGTAATGATTTGCTTGAAAATATAAGACTTGGAAATATAAATCAATGTTCTTTTGGATTTAGATATGCAAACGAACCAGACGCTTATGTAGATAAGAAGGTTGAAGATACTTGGTATAGAGATGTGTATAAAATCGGTGAATTATTTGATGTAAGTGCTGTAACATTCCCGGCATATGATGATACTTATGTTAATGCAAGAATGCAAGAAAGATCTAAAATGGAAGAGACTTTAAGCAAAGAGGATTTAGAAGAGAGAGAAGATAAAAAGGTTGATGAAAAAGATTCTGAAAAAGAAGAGAATACTGATTCTGAACCTGAAAAGAAAGATGAAAAAGATTCTGAAAAAGAGATAAATAAAGAAGATAATAAATCAGAAGAAGATAAAGAAGATGAAAAATCTGATAAAGAAAAATCAGATTCTGATAAAAAAAGAGACAAAAATAATAAATCTTATAAGATGACTAAAAATATTATTCTTAGTGAAATTCGTTCAGCTATGAATAACGCTGATCATAAAGTTACTTTACCAGCAGAAACACGCGCAATTACTCAGAAGGTAACAAATGGTGTACACGATGAGTTGGTAGAGACAGAATTTAAGGGTTTACTTGAACCTCTTTACGCTGATTCTGTAATTTCTCAGTTAGGTGTTACAATTTACAACGGTCTTCCAGCAGGTGACTTTAAAGTTTCTGCAATGGGCAAAGGTGCGGCAGCATGGGCTGATGAAGATGGAACAGCAGCAGAAAGCAAAAATACATTCTCTCATGTTACACTTCAACCAAAGAGAATTTCAGCACAATTAAGCTATACTAAACAATTTTTAGCGCAGGATACTGTTGGTGCTGAGGCTGCAATTCGTAGAGATATTTACAACGCTTTAGTAGCTGCAATTCAACATACAATGTTGTCTGCTGATGCCGCTGGTACAAATAAGCCTGCTGGTATCTTTAATGGTGTAACTGCAAAGAATATTACTTCTTATTCTGAACTTTGTGATGTAGAGGCAACAGTTGACGATTCAAATGTTAAGGGTGAGAGAAAATATCTTGTATCAAATAAGGCTAAGGCAATTTTACGTTGCATGCCAAAATCAAGTCTTACAAACGAACTTGTTCTTCATGGTAATGATATTGACGGTACTCCTGTTATTGCAAATTCAGACGTGCCAACAACTCAGTATGCTTATGGTGATTTCTCAAATATCGTAATGGGTACTTGGGGTAATGTAGACTTGGTAGTTGACCCATATACTTTGGCAGCTGAAAATTCAGTTCGTATTGTTGTAAACGCATTTGTTGATTGGAAGAAAGTTCGTTCAACAGAGAATACCATCGTTTATGGTAAAGTTTCTGCTCCTGCTTCTTCTGCAGTAAGTAAATAATTATATAAAGAATTTATATTTCAATATTACATATAAACAATAAATTTTTTATTTTTAAGAGAGAAGATTAGTTTCTTCTCTCTTTTTTAGTTATTGTTAGTTGTCCTTTTTGTGAACATACAATTTCATCATCTTTTTTATTTTTAATATATGATTTCATATAACCATTTTTATAACAAATGGTCTCTATATAAAAATCCTTATTTAAATTAGTTTTGTTAATAAATTCAATTTCATTTTTATTTCTCATAATTTATTAAATTAATTTTATTTTCAAAACTGATATTCAAATTTCAGTAAAAAGTTGCAAATTACAACAAAAATATTTTCCAAATTATTTTTAAGAGATAAATAAATTAAAGAATTTCATTCAGATAATGTTAGATTTAGATCTTGTTAAAAATCATTTGAATGTCGATAAATATTTTTCGGATGATGATTTATATATAATGACCTTAATAGATGTTGCAAAAGAAACTATTTTACAATATTTAGATTAGGATGAAGAAACTTTAAATAAGATATACGACAAAGAACATAATGAATTTACGGCATTACCATTGCAATAGGCTCAACTTCTTCTAATTGGTCATTTTTATGCAAACAGAGAAGCTGTTTCTTTTGGTATACCTTAGAAAGTACCTTATGGATTTGAGTATCTTTTACAACCTTATAAGAATTATGATTATAAGTTTGCATATGAAAAAGATTCAGAAGATTCTTCAACACAAAACTAATTTTTACTAAAATGGGATTAAGATCAGGAAGTTTAAATGAAAAGTTGAAAATACTTAAAGAAGTTCGTGTTGAATCAGAATTTGGCGGAACAGAAACAACTTATGAATTCAAGTGTTATGTCAGAGCATATCATAATGCAAAATCTGGTAATAGATCTATTATAAATGATGAAATAACATATCAAAATACAATAGAATTTGAAGTAAGATTTTATCAACCTATTGATAATGAAGATGTTATAGAATGGTATGAAAATCTTTACAGAATAGTTTCAATATTACCTGATAGGAAGAATTAGAAGAAGGTTATAACATGTGAAAAAATAGTTGAATAAAAATGGCAGATATAAAATTTGATGTTGTGAATGATGATATTACTCCATTTGTCAGAAAATTATCTTCAAAAGATTGGTTTAATATTGAAAAACGTGCGCTTAGGAAAGGGCTTAATAAGTTAAAGACAGAAGCTAGAAAGAAGTTTAGATCTTCTTTGCCAAATGTTCGTAAACAAAATCCAAAGTATTCGGACAAAATGACAGACGCTATTATGTCTAAAGTTTATGAAAGAGGTAAAGATGTAAAAGGTGAAGTTCACAACGCTGGTACCAGAAAAAAGTCTTCAGGAACATATAGGGCAAGATTTTATGAAAAAGGTTCAACACGTAAAAAGAGAGGTACAATTCCAGGATTTAATTATATGAAGAATACAGAAACAAAGCTTGATGAAGCAATGTCAAAAGTAACTTCACAATTAGATGTTGAATTTGAAAAAATGATTAGAAAGAAAGGATATAATGGATAATTCATTAAAGATAGGTAAATATATAGCAAAAAAAATATCAGAAAATGAGGATATTAAGACTCTTGGTATTACAGATTCAAGTAAAATTTGGCCAATAGTTGCAAATACAAATACAAAATATCCATATATTGTATATCAAAGGACAAGTCTTTTACCTGAATATACAAAAGATGGTTGTCTTTATAATACAGTTACAGTTGAAATAAAAGTTGTTTCTGATAATTATATAAAGTCTCTTGATATTGCTAATAAAGTCAGAGAGATTTTTGAGAAAAAACAATATAAATCAGATGATTTAATTATTAAAAATTGTGAAATTGATTCAGTCCAAGAAGATTTTATTGAAGATGCATATGTTCAGACAATAGATTTTAATTTTATGATTTTCGAAGATAAATAAATAAAAATTATAATATATTATAATGGCAGCAGCAAGTGATTACATATTTGGTGAAGAGTTACAACTCTTCCTTGACGGTAAGTCAATAGCTAAAGCAAAGAACCATACTTTAACAATTACTAGTGATACAATTGATGTAGCAAGTAAGGATGATGGTTTTTATGGTGCAAGTATTCCTGGTAAAGTAAACTGGGAAATTTCAGCAGAAAATATTTATACAGAAAAAGCCTTTGATGAACTTTATGCAAAGGCGGCAGCGAGAACTGTATTTGAAGTTGTGTTTGCTCGTGTACAGGACTATGATTCAGATGGTCTTGGTACCAAATCAGAATGGACTCCTGATAAGACAACACACACTTATTATACAGGTAAAGTAACTTTGACTAATTTAGCTTTAACTGCTAACAATGGTGAAGTTTCAAGTTTTTCTGCAACTTTAAAGGGTGTTGGTGCTCTTAAGCAAACAACTGTAGCAGCATAATTTTTCTTTTAATTTTGTTTGTTAATACATTTAGGAAGAAGTTTACATTTTGTTTTAAACTTCTTCCTTTTTATTTCATGATAAATATTAAAATTAAAAGAAAAGTAAAGTATGAAAATCAATATTAAAGGAAGAGAAATAGAACTTCATTATTCATTTAGAGCTTTGATGATTTATGAAGAGATTCTTAGTGAAAGTTTTTCTGAACCAAAATCATTTAAGGAGATAATGGTATTTTTCTATAGTATTATTCTTGCAAGTACAAAAGACAAAGATATTTTGTTTGATGATTTTATAGATTGGTTAGATTCTTCACCTGAAGTTATGTCAGAATTTACACAATGGTTAAAGACTGTATTTGAACAACAGGCGTTTCTTATGAAGGGGCGCAATAAAAAGATTGCAGAAAATGCCAAGAAATAGTTAAAGAAATTTGCTGAAAATTCCAAAGAAGATTCTGAAAAAAACGTCTGATTGTTCATGATGCATTCAAACTTTTGGTAATTTAGTTTAAACTAATACCAATAGATTACTTCATGGACAAATTATAGGAATACGAACTTTACGCGATTTATGATAATATTGAATACGTGGACTTTAATCTTAGAGAAATGTCAAGACTTATTTGTTATGTAACAGCATAGGTATAGTCTAGTAAAAAACTAACGCCATAGGAACTTTGGTCATTACCATGGGATAAAAATGAAAAATTAAAGAGACATGAAAAACCAATGACAAAAGAAGATTTACAAAGAAAGTCTAAAATGGAATCAATATTACAAAAGATTAAAAACGGAGAGTTATAGACAAATTCAATAACATAATAATATAAGAGGTTAAGATTAGTTTTTAAAAGAGACTTTTCTTAATCTCTTTTTCGATAAATATGATAAAGCAAATATCAGTTAACGATGGCAAATGGATCACTTTATACCATATCAGCGGAGATAAGAGATAATATGTCCGCAGGTTTGAATAACATAAATGCAGAATTACGTAATAGTCAAAAGGCAGCAAAAGAAGCAAAAACACAAATTTAGAATTTTCAAAATCAGATAAGTTCGGTTACAGGTAATTTATCAGGTTTTGCAAGTGCTCTTCGTTCAGGTGATATATCAGGTTTCGCAACAAATATATTAAATGCAGGTACAGCAGTTAAATCTCTTGGTCCATTACTTACAGGATTAAAGACAAATTTAGCAGGTATTGTTGCAGAAGTAACGGCAGCAACAGGTGGTATTAATCTGTTGGTAGCAGGCTTTGCGGCAATTGGTGTCGGTGCGATTTAGTCGGGAACTTCCATGCAAAAATCTCAACAGGATTTACAGGCTCTTCTTGGTGTTTCTGATGATGTAGTAGATGAATATACACAGGCAGCAGTTGATATGTCAAAAAATACTAAACAATCAGCAAGTGATGTTTTGGACGCTTTCACGCTTATTGGCTCTTAGGCTCCTCAACTTCTTGATGATAAAGAAGGACTTGAAGGAGTTACTTAGGCAGCCCAAACATTGTCTAAGGCAGCAGGTATGGACTTAACGGACGCGGCAAGTGCCATTACAACAGCAATGAATCAAATGGGTATTTCTGCAAAAGACGCAACCTCGATTATTGATGGTCTTGCAACAGGTGCATAGAAAGGTTCGGCAGATATTGAATATCAAAAAACAGCAATTGAAAAATCAGGTTCAGCTGCAAAGATGGCAGGACTTTCTTATTAGGATTTAATTGCAAGTATTGAAACAATAGCTCCAAGTTTTTCTAGTGCTGATGTAGCCGGTAATTCTTTGAAGTCTACATTACTAGCCTTAGAGACACAATAGGAACAAAAGTTTAAACCGAGTGTTGTTGGTATTAATTAGGCATTGCAAAATTTATCTGATGCAAACTTAACAGCGGAAGAAAAGGTTCAGTTGTTTGGTCGTGGTAATATTACATGTGCAGAAGCACTTTTATCAAATAAATAGTCTCTTCAAGAGATGCAACAAGCTCTTTCTGAAACAGGTTCGGCAACGGAAATGGCAAACGCAAAATCAGGTAGTTTTTCATAGGTTATGTCTTCTCTTGCAAGAATATTTAGAGATTTCTTCGCGGAATTAAGTCAAATGACAATTATAAAAGACTTAATCACAATTATAACAGCTCTTGGTGTTGCAATTGGTGTTGTTTTAAAGGTATTTCTTCAAATAATTAACATAATTATGCAAGTCGCTAATTTTGTTTGGGTATTGATTAAGGCTTTTATTGCTCTTCTTGGACAAGCTATTTAGCCATTGATTAACGGAATTATTTCTCTTGGAAGATGGATTAATTCAATAGGTTTTGGACATATATATGATTCAGCGGTTAAATGGTTAAACAAAGTCCTTAGTCTTTTTAGAAGTGTTGTTAAATCAATGGAATAGGCATGGGATAGATTTACAGGGAAAACAAGTAAAGATGCGAAAAAAGTTCCATAGGGAAAAGTAAAACCAAAAAAAGTTGACGAAGATTCTGATGCAAACAAACCTGATGCAAACAAACCTGATGCAAACAAACCAACACGAAATTCACATACTTCAAAAACAAATCAACCAACTTTTGTTTCAGGTTCTCTTTCAGATCTTGAGAATAAGTTACAAACACTTCAAAAGAAATATAAAGACGGTCTTATTAAACTTTCTCCAGATGAATATAAGAGAGAAATTCAAGTTTTGGAAAAACAAATCAAAGATAAGAAAATAGCTCTTGGTATTGATTTATATGTTTCAAGTAATAGTTTACAAACAGTTTCAGAAGAAATTCAAAAAGAAGCAAACAAATTATAGATTCTTGATCCAGATAAGGATATACATGAAATTGAACAAATTGGCAAAAAAATTGATGAGTTAAAGAAAAAAGAAAACAAGATAAAACTTACTTTAGCACTTACTAGAGGTGCAAACGCAGTTCTTGATCCAAATACTTCTCTTGATATTGTTTAGGAAGCCAAGAAAAATTTACAAGACGCTCTTAATAATGTACCTTTTGAAACAAAACCATCATTGGTTGATTAGATTAAAAAAGAATTAGAACAACTTGATGCTACAGAATATTTCTTGAAGATTAAGATAAATCCTGATTTAGAAGTTCCAAAGAATTCTGTTCAGGGAATTTCAGATGAGATTTAGAAGAAAACAAAGAAACTTAATCTCCTTGATACAACAAAAGATATTGACTAGATTAATAAACTTAAGTCTGAAATTGAAGCTCTTAAAGATAAACAAGCAAAAGCAAATTCTGTTACAGGAAATGGTCTTTATGTTTAGTCGGGTTCACAAAGAGACTTGTCAAATCAAATATCAAAGAAAAAAGCAGAATTAGAAGTTTAGGTTGTAGATTCACCTGAATATAAACAACTTATAAAAGAGATTTAGGATTTAACTTTAAAGAAAAAGAAAATAGATATTTAGGTTGAAGCTGATTCTCTTACTCCTGCAGAGAAAAAACTTAAGAAAATCAATAAAGCAAGCGATGATACAAGCAAGACTTTTGGAGCAATGGGTTCAATATTCCAGTCTGTTGGACAAATGTCCGATGATGAAACAGCGACAATAATGAATGGTCTTGGAAGTATTGCGGGAAGTATTGCGGAAGCGGTTCCAGCTATTCTGTCATTAATAGGTGTTAAAACAGGTGAAGCTCTTGCAACCGGTTCTTCTGAAGCGATGAAATTAGGATTTCCGGCATGTATTCCAGCTATTGCAACAGTTACTGCGGCAGTTATGAGTGTTGCAAGTACGATTACTTCTGTAATTGGTTCGTTCGCCGAAGGTGGTATTATATCAGGAGGTAGTCAAATTGGTGACAATATGATTGCAAAAGTTAATGCAGGTGAGATGATTCTAAACGGTAAACAACAACAAAATCTTTTTAAGATGATTAATCAAGGAAATCTTCAACCAAATCAAGGTTCAGTTGTTTCTTCTTCAAACATTAAGGTTAGAGGTTCAGATCTTTATCTTACTCTTAAAAATTTCTCTAAGACAAAATCCAAGTCAGGATTAAATACAGGAATTCTTTAAATTTAAATAAAATTAAGCAATTTCATATTTTATCTAAATTATATTTAAGTTTGTCCGTTAAAGAGATAGGATTTTCTTTAAAAAGATTTTTCTGTCTCTTTTTTCTTTTTTAAATAAATATTAAAATTAAAAAGAAAACTGATGCAAATACAAGGTTCATTTGTTGAAAGAGATATTGTTTGGAAAGTGTATTTCAAATCTGATTTATATCCTGATTTTTCAATTAATATTGGTTCTTCTAATTATGAAGTAATTTCAGGTTATTCAACAGTTTCACTTACAAATCCAGATCTTTCAGTTTATTTTACAAACGAAGCAATAGAGATTACAACAGAAAGTCCGGAAGATACATTTGCTCCAATAGTTAAACATTCGGCAACTGTAAATCTTCTTACAAATCAATATATAGGTCAATACTTTTGGGCAGAAAGTCCTCTTGATATTAGGTGTGAAATTATTAGAAATGATGAGGTTGTCTTCAGTGGTTTCGTCACTTAGGGAAGTTATTCACAATCTTATGTAGATTCTTATGATGAATTAAATATTTCATGTGTAGATTATTTGTCGGTTCTTGAATATTATAATTACGCTAATATTTCATCAAGCACTTATAATTCTTACAAGACATAGGCGACAAACGTTACTTTCGAACAGATATTTAATAATTCACTTATTGATTCACTTGATTTTGTTAATGGTTCAAAGACAAAGTTTCTTTATGATGGTTCAAAAGATTCGACACTTCTTCAAAACAGGATTCTCCAGGACATACAAATATCAGAACTTAATTTCTTAGGTGACGATGAAGATTCTGTAATTACAAAAGAAGATGTTCTTACACAAATATTAACTTATTTAAATCTTCACTTAATTCAACTTGGTAAAGATTATGTACTTTATGACAACGATTATATTGGTAATATATCAGAGAAAACAACTAATTTTTATGATGTTTGGAATAATTACGAAGAAGTTTCAAAACAGTTTGAGACAAGTCCGGAATATCCATATCTTATGAAAAAAGGATTTTATGGTTCTGCTGACACAAACTTATCAATATCTGATGTTTATAATAAGATTTAGGTAAATTGTAATCTTGAAGATAATGATGATGCTATAGCAAGTCCTTTTGATGAAGATTATTCAATACAGATTTACCCTAGAAAATATCTTTATCAGACAGAGGTAATTTCAGCAGGTGAAGGTAAAACCGCATATAATGCTTTCATTGATTATATCAGAAATAACAAGAGAGATATTAGTTATGATGGATTTACTGTTGTAGATTATTATATTCAACAAATATCAAATCAGAATTGGACACTTTACGGAGGTACTGAGATAAAATCAGACTATTCACGTGTTCATCAAGATATTCTTAATTATGTTCCATATGATTCAGAGGGTAATCCATATAAACAATATTACATACCAAGTCTTTATAGAGATCGACCAGGTATAACAAGTTTATATTCAATAGGTTGCATAACAAAGAAGCAAGAAGATGTTAACAAGGACATTAAGGCAGAAAAACCAACGAACTTATCAATGTCTAGTTATATCGTTATTTCAATTAATGGTAATGAGGATGATACAGAGGCGGGTCATATGCCAACTGATGACCAATTGATTGACGCGATGCCGATTGCAGTTTATCAGGGTAATTTCTCAAGCGGTGTTTATTCTCCAGCAGACGAAGATACTACAAATTATCTTCTTTTTCAAGGGAAGATTCAATATGTCTCAACAGAATGGACAAAGCTTACAAGAATATGGGACGAGGTTGTTTCACCACCAGGTCAAGATACTTTTATTGGTATTAATTATATTTGGCACTAGACTCCTGATTATTTCAAGGATTAGAATTGTTACCGAACAACCAAGTTTTATACTGTTGATCATCCAACTTCAATACAGGATGATTCAAGTTTTGATGGTTCAGCATAGAATTATTCAGATAAAAGACAGTCTTCTTATATGGATCTAAGTTTTGCTAATTCACTCGACAAACGAAAATATTTCGAGTATAATTATACAAGACTTGATAATGGAGTTTCAAATGTTGACAATATAAAGAAACTTTCTGTATTTGAATGTTAGCTTATAATTGGGAACAAGACTTTTGTAGAGACAGTTAATTCTGACGGAAGTTCAACCTATTCATGGGTAACATATGATTCAAGTTTAGACAAAACAGAGAATTAGCAAAGTTTCACACTTGGTATTGATCCAAATAAAGGTGATTATATAATAGGTTAGGAATATGATATAGAGAATACTGTTACCTTTGACATGAATATAGGTAACAACAAAGGTTTCGCAATTCCAATCAAGAAATCTGATAATCTCTCTGGAAATATAACATTTAAGATACTCGGACCATTTTAGTTACAATGGAACGATATTACAAGAAGACATCCTACAATGTGTAGACATACTAAATACACTGACAATTATAAGTATATTTTAGCACATTGTACAAGTATTGTTATAAAAGACTTTTCTTGCAAGTTATTGTCAGATAATTCAGGACTTAATATTCTTTCTGAGAAAGACTTAATTTATGTATCAACAGAAGACAAGACTTATACAAATTCAAATGAAGTTGATTTTGATATTGTATCAGGACTTACAAGTCAGGAATGTTATGATAAATCCATTGAAAACAAGGTATATATGAATTACCCTATTTTGAAAGGTGGTTCAGTTGTAACTAAGATAGTAAATAAGAATTACCAGTCAGAAGATGAGACAGATTAGGAAAACCCATAGCCTGTTTCAGCAAAGGCAGAAGAATTCTATATTGACCAATATTTTAGGGAATATTCAAAACCAAGAATTATTTTCCAGGTACCCGTTAATAATCTTTACCTTAAAAATATTAGTGAAAATTAGCAGTTAGATCTCTTTGCAATGTATACTTGTTTCAGAAGTTTAAAAACAAAATCGTTTAAGTTGATTGGTATTGATTATACGTCAAAAGATAATCTCAGAACTTTAACATTTAAGGAAATACCAGAGGAATTTGGCAAACCAGCAGATGATTATGATTGGACAGATTGGAGTGAGGTTGGTTCAGACAAAGAACTTATTGAAGTTGACCAAGGTGGACCAAACGAAGAGATTGAGGCTGATCCTGCAAAAATTAGCAAGTATTTCACAATTACTAACACAAGTAATAAACCAAATGTTATTACTGTTACAATAAATGTACCTTCAAAAAAACAACATTATTATTATACAACAGATGATGAAAAATGGGTTCGTGTTACAGATACAGTAAAAACGTTTAATCTTGGGCTTTTGGAAAAAATCAGATTCAGATGTATATTTTAGGGAGACATTGAAAATCAGAAACCTTATCTTAGTTTCTCTGACAGTATTGGTTGGTGTAATGTTTCAGGTAATTTACAAGCCCTTTCGCAAGGAGATTCATTTGGTGATAATTCTTTGCAAGCAACTTTTGCAAAATCACTTTTTGAAGAAAAAACTCATTGGACATTTGATGGTTTTGAACTTCCTAGTACAAATCTCTGCAATGGTTGTTATAACAGTATTTTCAAGAAATCTGGTATTACGAAGATTGATTTTGTTCTTCCTGCAACAAACTTATTAGAAAAATGTTATGAAGGAATGTTTATGAGTTGTACAGAATTAGTTTCTTGTAATGAAAATTTATTACCTGCAACAACATTACAACCATATTGTTATTCTTTTATGTTCGATGGTTGTACAAAACTTGTTTCAGCTCCAAAACTTCTTGCAAGTAATTTAGTATCTTATTGTTATAACTACATGTTTAATAAATGTCAAAGTTTGCAAACAATTGCAGATATGTCAAACATTAGAGAAACTGCCTATTATTCTTGCAATCATATGTTCAGTGAATGTACAAGTTTGACTTCAATACCAACTTATGTTTTCTCTGATAATATTACTTTAACAGAAAGCTGTTATTAGGGAATGTTCTCTCTTTGTACAGGAATAACTTCAGTTACTATATTAAAGAGAGATTTACAAGGAGATAGGTGTTTTTGTATGTTATTTTCAGGTTGTAAAAACTTATCAAAAATTATTTATTATCCTAATGAAATAGGTGAGCAAACTAATGAAGAAAACTATACTTATGATTGGGTTACTGGTGTTGCAAGTTCAGGTACATGGTATAACGCAAATAACCAAAATTTCTCACAAATGGGGACGAGTTTGATACCTGAAGGATGGGTTGTTTATAACGCTATTCCAGTTGACAAAGAAAATATTGAGGATTTCTTCACGATTACTAATACATCTAGTAATACAATATATTCATTTGCATTTCGTGAATTTGAGCTTGATAAACACACATATATAAATGGTGCAAATGCGTCATTATAGTTATGTTTTGGAAAAAATTCGTATTATAATGTGTTATATACAACTGATGATGAATTTTGGATAACATATGATTTTAAGAAATCTATTGTATTTACAGAGGGTTAGCATATAAGAATATCAATGATATATAATGTAGATTTTGACTATTCAGCTTATAATTACGCAACCCCTGTTATATTTTTTTCTACTACAAACACTAGTACAACTTATGGTCCATCATTTAAAGTAAGCGGACACTTATCAACACTTGTAAATGGACAAAATTATAAGGTTAAAACAAAATCGCCATATCTTGCAAGTTTATTTAATAATTAGTTTGAAATTACTGTTGATAATGTTACTGTTGATTTTACCGAAATTGTGGACGGTGGATGTACATATATGTTTAGGAAATGCCGTATTAAAAATATATATTTTGATATTAAAAAAATAGGAAAAAGTGGTTTTGGTGGCATGTTTAATTTTGCTTCTTTTTATCCTGATAATGATGGAGGATTGATAAATGATTGTGTTCATGGACTTTTTGAAAATTCTTAGATAGTGTTAAGTGAAAAATCATTCATCCAAATGTTTGAAAATAGTGGTGGTGAAGAAATAAAAATTAATATGACACAAGATTTACCTAATAAATGTTTTTCTGAAATGTTTTATAATAATAAATCACTTAAAAAAATCTATTATGGTTGTAGTAAATTGGGACCGCAAGATGATAATACAAATCCAACCTATAACTGGGTAAATGGTGTTTCTTCAACAGGTAATTGGTATAATTTAAATGATTACAACTATCATACTACTGGAACAAGTTTAATACCTGTTGGTTGGATTGTTGATGATAAAGAAGTTGAACCTGAAAATCCTTATGACCATATAATACCATCAGGTAGTCCTGGTATTTAGGATTATTTTACAATAACTAATAAATCCGTAAGTGCATTAAGTTTTACTATAATTGTACCTGAGGATGAGTCGGCGAATAAATATTATAACAAAATATTTAGTTATAATATAAATGACACAGGTTGGAAAAGTTCGGATAATATGGCTCAGGTAAATCTTGTAATACCTGGCAATTATGGATATATTAGATTAAAAAGAAATTGGTCAGACACAATGGATAACATTTCACCATTAGCATTATCAATAAATGGTAATATTAATATATCAGGTTATGAAATAACTCTTAAATATGGTTCGTCTTATTTATCATATTTAGACAATACAATAACAACTAATCCATTTGGTTCATATCCTGGTTTATATACATATGTAAGAGGTACAGTTACATGGGAAGGATATAATCCGTCAAAATAATTAATTTCAGTGAAAAGAGAAGACCTAACAAAAAGAGAGAGGATTAAGTTTGAAAAAATCTTAGTCTTCTCTTTTTCTTTTCTTAAAATAAATATCAAAAGGTTTGTTAAGAAAAGCAAAGATGGTAAAGATTTCGACAAGTATGAAAAGTTTTTCCGTTGAGAAAGGAACTGCAGGAAAAGGTTCTGGAGGAAAGACAACAATTATAAAGCAAAATTAGTCAGGAAATTCATCAGGAGGAAATTCATATGATGTTTTTCAAGGAGCAAGCGAAACAAATCCTGGAACTTCTGGTTTGGTACCTTAGCCATTAGCTGGGCAAGATACTCTTTTCTTAAAAGGTAATGGTATTTGGGACAAGGTTTTTCAATATATAAGAGAAGATTCTGACGGAAATATCTATATAGACGGTAAAGCCACAAAGTTTGGTTGTCCGATTTACTTAAACGATATTTGGTCAAGAGACCAGGACAAAGAAAATCCTCAGATTGAAATTCACGATAACGTTATATTTGACAAGGATGAGAAATTCTTGGGAGATGTGTCAGTTGGAAAAGACTTGACAGTTGTTGGTAATTCCTCAATTGGAGGAAACAGTGATTTCTTAGGAGAAGCAAGATTTTCTGATGATGTATGGTTTAACAGGACAAATCCAAAAGACGGAACAACGAACAAAGTTACTTGCAATGCTGACCTCGAAGTGAACGGAAAAAGTAACTTCACAGACGACATGACAGCGACAAACATAACCGTTGATTACTTGACAGTTACAAAACTTGCTCATTTCTTCGAACTCGTTATAGATAAAATAAGGGCTAGTCAAGGTCAAATAATCATAACAGACGCAAATGCGAAGGTTGATCATGTTGAGACAAATTCAGACAAGACAAAACTTTATTGGAGAGCCGATTCTGAAAATTAGACTAATTTAGCACTTAATGAATTTGTCGCTGGCGATTAGATTGTTTGCCAGACTTTCAACAGAGGACAAATGGAAAAGGATGATGATGGAAGTTACCACGGATATAATGTAAGTAACAAATATTATTGGGTTGTTGTTTCATAGGTTGGTCAAGGAGAAGAATATAGTTTCTCTGATGTAGATGAAGGTAGAAAACATGTTTATAACTGGATAGCCGTTTCAAATTCAGATTCGACTTCACCTAAAGACGGAGCTTTCTTACCTGAAGTTGGAGACGAAATTGTTCAACTGGGAAACAGGACAGACGAAACTAGACAAGCTGCAATTGTAATATCAGCATATAACAACACTTATCTTGATAAGGGAATAAAAGCTCCCGCAATTGTACAATATGACGGTATTGATGATTTTTAGCTTGGTAATCACAGACTTAACATAATAAGCAAGGGACTTAACAAATTCATGGGAAGTTATTTGACAGAAGATGGCTAGACTAATATTGTTGACAAAATAGGTGATGTTGAGAGAACTACAACAAATAAATTTAGTGAAATTTAGCAAACAATTGATGGTATTACTCAAACTGTATCAAACAACACTTAGGAAATATCAGAAACAAAGAAAACGCTTGAAGATTTAAAAACAAGTTCATCTGGAGATATATCTGGTATTTTGGGAAGACTTGACGGTATTGATTCTTCACTTGGTGATTATGATGTCCGAATAACTACTAATACAGAAAATATCAGCAAAATTGATCAGAAAGCTGATTAGATTAAGGCAACAGTTGAGAAAAATACAAATTCAATTACAGATATTAATTCATCAATTGGTGATTTATCCGGAAAAATAACTGAAAATACAAAAGCAATTTCAGAAATTAAACAAACAGCAGAAGAGATTGATTTGTCTGTCAAGAAAAACACAGAAAGAATTGAAGAAGTTAGCAAAGTTGCTGACGGGGCCTTAACGGACGCAAATATTTCAGACCTTAGACAACAGGTTACGACAAACACAGAAAATATTGGAAAACTCACAATTAAGGCTGACAACATAAATTCAACTGTTGAGGAACATGAGACGAAGATAACAAAGATTGGTACAGACTTAGGAACAACAAATGAAACGGTTTCATCTTTGACAAAAACTGTCACAGACAATAAATCGGAAATTGATTAGAGAGCAGATAAAATCGAACTTAATGTTTCAAGCAACAAGACAGAGATTGACGAACTTACTGGAAAAGTTACAAACAATACAAGTTCTATTTCTACCATAAAACAAACTGCTGATTCGATTTCAACAAGGGTAACAACTATTGAGGGTGATTATGTAACTAGTTCGCAACTTACACAAACAAGTACAGAAATTTTAGCAGAGGTATCAAATACTTACCTAAAGATTGAGGACGGTAAGGTTACTATAAACGCGGCAGTTTCAGAAGCAACAGGCGATTTTTAGGATTAGATAAACAAAATAAAGAAAGGTGAAATAGAACTTAATGGTAATACAACAATATCAGGTGACTTGACAGTTAAAGATTCAGATAACGGTTTCACACTTATAGGAACAAACGGTAATACGCAAATAAAACCTAAAAGTGTCGGAAGTTGGTTTGATTATGTTTCCACACCTACAAATTATTGGCAACAAGAAGGCACAAGTTGTGGCATGACAATGTATCAGTCAGGGAATAATTATCTCGAGGCATTTCACGCGGACAACAGATATACAAAACAACAGATAAACATTGAAAACGAGTCAGTTATTACTTTTTCAGGTATTGGATTTGCGTGGACTATGAGCCAAACACTTTACATGGGATTTTATCCAAATATAACAGTTGATGAAAATTCACATAGAGTTACGGTTAAAACACCTGATAACAAAACTACATTTATTTAGTTTATATATGACCCGAACTTTACAGTTACATGGAAAATTGTTGATCCTGATACAAATACAGTTTTAACAACAAGTACGGACACAAATCAGTGGTCTTACACACCATCAACAACAAAAGCTGCTTATTTACAAGCTGAAGTTGTTGTTAAAGTTACAAAATGGGAAGTTTGGAGAACAAGCTGGTCTTATGGTGGTAAAAATTATACTTTGTCAGACGCAAGTAAAGTACAAACAACAAATTGGGTACAACCTTGTTTATATTGTTTCATAACACACGCCAGTAATTCATCGCTTGTTCAGAATACAATCGGTTATGACGGACAAGTATACAGATTCGGTACAAACGGAACCGTTATGTTTAATTCAGAAGGTTTCTAGGCAAAATACGGAGATTATTGTTTTATGATTAACAAGAACAACCTTTAGAGTAATGGACAATATTTTCCAAAAGGTATTTGGTCTATTAATAAACAAACGTTCACGTCAAGTTCAAAATTTCAAGGTGAAACAGCTGAAAGTGGTTTCATAACAAGAGGTAGAGGTTTTGGAAGTTTAAATCTCAGAGGTATCACATCATCTGGTAAAATTGTTGTACAACCTGAAGACGATATAATCTGTATAGAATGGGGAGTTGTACAACAAAACATGAATGTAGAGGTTTATTTCGGAGCAAATAACCCCGATTTCGCAGGACACATAATTTATTTAATACACAACAACATATCAAGAAACTATAGTTCATCTATGAAAATTTGTACAACTGATTATACATATAACGCTATTTACACAAGTACAGGTAATACATTATCCGGAGCATATAACATGAGTTATGAAACTAAAAAGTTGATTTATTTACCTGACGCAAGATGGCAAATAATTAATTAATTAATAGGGGAAACTAAATCAGAAATAAAAAAGAAAAAACTTTTTACAAACGATTAGTTTCCCTTTTTTATTTAATACAAATTTAATAAATATTAAAAAGATTTGATAAAATGTTTTCTTCAAAATCACAACAAACTTTTACAAAAATAGATACTTAGCTTTTCTTAGGAGTTTTCGTAGCAATATTCGGACTTGTACTTATCAGTGTCTCTTTCTTTGTTAAACCAACCGGTTATATTGATCCAACTGTCTTAACTGCTTTTGGTGAAATATTGACGTTTTCAGGCGCCTTACTTGGTATTGACGCAAATTATAAGATTCATATTCACAGGATAAAACACAAAGACGGAACGGAAGAACTTACAACTGAACAAGGAGATTAGCAAAAAAAATCTAGAGAAACTTCTTCTTCAAGTGAATAAATATTAAAATTTAGTTTTTGCAAAAACAAATGAAAATTATTAAAAAAGGACAGGATTTCAAATATCATGTTTAGGTATTAGACAAGGACACTGGTGATGAGGTTCAGATAACTATGCAAAACTATTACGACTTGCAACTTTACACTAATGATTCAAGAACATGGATTTCTGTAAAGTCAAATCTAAACGCAAGTAATATGTTATAGTTTGATAGTCAGTTACTTAGACCTTTGTCTTCTGGACAGATTCATGTGAAGGTTATGTTTTCCGAGGTAAATCCTGCATTCCAAGACGGTAAATATGATTACATGAAGATATTTAATGTAGATTCATATTATGACGCGGAAGGAATGATTGGTGACTTGGACAAAGCTCAATGGGGACAGATTTACGGAGATATTAGACAACAGAAAGACCTTGTTGATTTCATAAAGAGTGAAACTTCTGAGAAAGATATTATAGGAGTTACAAAAATCGAATATGAATATTTAAAAACAAACAACAACTTAAAGGAAAAAAGTCTTTACGTTATTACGGATGACAATGAATAATAAGTTGTGAAAATTTAAAAAATACAAATAAATATTTAAAATTAAACGTTTAATTTAAAATGGGACTTTACTTAGGTAAACAAAGTATTATAGCAATTAATGAAAAAGTTGCAACTAAACAATGGGTTTATAATTAGGCATATTTAACAGAAACAAACTTGTCAGATTACATTAAAAATGAACAATTTGAGGCAGTTTCAAATAACGTTGCTGATATTGACGCAAGCGTTGCCGATTTATCTACAAACGTAATCAGAAAAGGTTCTCTTGGTAAAATTAATGGACAAAGTATTGAGAATGGAAATAACGTGACCATTGACTTGACTTTATATAAGGTTGTTAATCAACTTCCGACAACTGATATAGATGAAAACAAGATTTACTTGATGCCAAATCCTGCTGGCAAGGATAACAACACTTATATCGAATATATGTATATAAATGGTGTTTGGGAGAAAGTCGGCGAATATCAGTCAAAGATGTCTCTTGAAGATTATTACACAAAAGAAGAGGCTGACAACAAATATTTGTCTAAAGATGATGCAGGCAATTTATCTGATTACATAAAGACAGGAGATTTAGACTAGAAAGTTGGTGATGCTGGTTATATCAAGGAAACACAGGCAAATACCCTTATAGGAACAGCAATTGATGGTTTCAAGAAGATTATCTTGATTACAGAATCGGATTACAATAGTCTTGTCTCTGCCGGTACTGTTGATAATAATGTCGTTTATATGACTTATTCTGTTTAATATATAAAGAAAAGAAATTGCAAAAAATTAAGAGAAATTGGTTTTTCGATAAATCAGTTTCTCTTTTCTTTTATATAAAAATAAATATTTAAACGTTTAATTTTGATGAGATGATTAGAAACCATAATGATATTGTGATAAAAATATATTACAATGGTAATGAAATAAATAAAGTCTTCCAAAAACAGATTTAGGTTTATCCTGATTAGAAATTCTAGGATATTTTCTGGCTTAAAGTTAATGATATATCAGATTACAAAACATACTATTATCTTTGTAAGAAAACAAAAGTTGTTTACAATGAAATTGTTTCAACAAAGATTTCCGAAATAACTTATGAAACAACGACAAAGCAAGAGAATGAACCAGCAGGAAATTATCAAATATTTGAACTACTTAATGATGATGTTGGGATTACAGGGCAAGCTTATGAAGTAAATGATTTTGCTAGTTTTGAGGATAAATCACCGAACGATGTTTTGTCGATGACATAGACATATTAGGAGAAACTTATAACAGGCAAAATACTCAACCAAAATATTAAACCTATAGAGGGAGATAAATAGTTATACTTGGAATATGAAGCTAAAAACTATAAAACAATCGTTGCGAAACATACATTTAATGAAAATGATTTTGATGCTGATGTTAGTGACATGAAATATGTATGTGACTGGTATAAACCTGGCATTAATACAAACACAACTTAGGGATATTTTTCAATTACTAATAATTCTGAGAAAAAACAAACGATTAAATATATTGCTTATTCAGAATGGAGTCTTGCTTAGGTATTTATAACTACTGACATTGATGATATTAAATTAGCACAAAAAACAATATATAATAATGTTTACGATATTAAAACATATAAGGGTATTTTGGTTTGTTATGGTGGGTACAGTGATTGGGGAAATAACAGAAACGATTTTCAGAAAAAAATGTTGTCTGTATCTATTGATCCAAAACAAACATTATACTTCTTCGCGTGTTGGTATCTTCATTATGATGACACAGCAGAACCGGACATGGATTATATGCCATATTGGTATAGGTATGTTTGCTTAATGGCTTTTTATAATAAGGATATAAGCATTATTAGTAACGGTAATATCTTAAAACATAAATACATATCAGACGATATTCTTGAAAAACAGATTAAAAAAATAAAGTATAACTATGCTTATGCAATGGTTAAAAACGATTTAAGTAATGTTGTTTATCAGACTAATTGTAAATATATTTTATCAAAAGAAATTTTTGAAAAGATTGAAGTTAACTACGCCCTTATAATCCCTACAAAAAGTATTGGATGGAAATTATTATCAAGAGAAGAATGGGTTAAGTATATGCCGTATAACACGAATTATAAAATGAGTTTGACGGTTGCAAATTTCGACTACACAGGTGAGGAGTTTTTTGGTTTGCTTGATAAATCTAGTGATACAGCAGATTTTAGAACTTTTGGTTATGAAAGTTCATATATATATGTTGATCCAGGTAATGACAGATGGCAAATTAATAGAAAAAAATCATTAAAGACAAATATTACATTTGTCTTTGACGGAACAAACAGACAATATAATGCCTTTGAAAATGGTTCTGGATATGGACCATGGACTGATAGTAATTCATCTTCTCTGTCCTTTACAGATAACAAAACAACACTTTATTTGAACGCTTATGAATCTGAATCTAATTTGACTAATGAATCTTTTACATTTTATGAATTCAAAATTGAGGACAAAGACGGTAATTTAGTGAAGAGAATCGTGCCAAGCGATGAGCCAAAGAGACTTTATGAGACAGTTAGCATGACTTATATTGAACCATGCAGAACGGTTTAGGACAGTAGTTTACCAACTTTGATTGATAATATTAAACTTGGTGTTGATCCTGTTGATGGACTTGGTAATAAGATTAAAAACTGGTATATTTGATTTTTCAAAAAATAACTTTGTCACATTTAATACATACATTGTTAGTACGATATATGTGTTAGATGTGGCGAAATTTATTAAATACACTTAATATATTATATAACTTTGAGATAAATCTATTATCTTTGTAACAAAAATAAAGATATGAAGAAAAATAATTCAAAAAAAGTAATAATATTAAGTAGGGTATCAACTTTAGGGCAAGACTTGGTACAACAAACAGAATCTGTTAAGAGACTTTGTTTTGTAGATGGTTTTGCTTGAATATGAATATAACTGATAGTCTTTTGTTGTATTGCAGTAATTATGCATATAGACAACATTCTAATGGTGATTATGAGAAAATTATTAAATCATATAAAGATGATTTAGAGAAATGTCTAAGAAGAATACAGAATTATGATATTAAAGAAAATAAAATACGAGAATCCATTGACAGATTAGAAGAACGAATAATATTAGGCAATATATCAGAAAAGAAAGCTGGTGAATTAGGTAAATCGTTGAAAAATGAACTTGATAAATTGTCCATAATGAGACAAAATGATATGAACTATAAAATTACATTAGGAAAGAATTTGGATGCGATACAGGAAGAATCTGATAGCAATTTGGACGTATATAAGATGTCTTCTGATAAAGATAAAAAAGAATTTATCAATAAAGAGATTAAGTTCGTTAAAGTTAAGAAAATAGAGAGAGGACATTATTACTTAAATGTATGTTATAAGAACATGTTAATTGATAGTCAAATATATGAAATTGAAACAAGAAAACGAATAATTAAATTATATGGTGATATAATTACAGACTTTAAAATTATTGAAAGATTTTAAAAGAAAATGACAAAATGACACAAAAAGATTAAAATTTGTGTCATTTTGTCATTAATATTAAAATGATGCTAATTTCCAACCTGATGGAATCGTTGATGCGGTTCTTTCTGAAACAGACCATTTTGTGTGCCTGTAAAATGTACCTGAACCTGAAGTATTATTAAACCATTTAAATGTATAAGTCGTACTTGGGGCAACTGACTAATTTGAATATATTGTTGTCAAACTTGTGCAACTATCAAACATATAGTTATAACAGTTAGAACTTAAAGTTGTAATCTTTAGATTAACCTATTTAATACTTGTACAACCCGCATACATATAACACATGGAATATTCGCCTATTTCACCTATAAAATTAACAGTAGGAGCATTAACAAGACTTGTACAGTTTCGGAACATAGATCCACATAACCATATAGCGTATGTTGTTGTCGTCATTATACCATTTGTCTTTTTATTACCAGCTAAAGTTGACAAAATATTAGGGGCTTTTGTTAAACTTGTACAATTATAAAACATACAACGATATGCTGAATCATATAATTGTGCAACAGGTAAATCAAAGTTTACTTCTTTGAGAGACGCGCATTTATTAAACATATATGAATACCCATAATCTTGTACTGTAGTTGCAGGTAATTCTGGAATTTCGATGAGACTTGTACAGTTTTGGAACATATAAGCATATCCGTAACTTGGAATTACCTTTGCAGATTTTAACAAATCGGATGGAACAACTTCCAAATTTGAACATGAATCAAACATCTAATAATAACAGTAATTCGCAAGAGTCGTCGCTGGTAATAAATTGCTTGGTATTGATTTTATTGAAGAACCCGCAAACATTCTCTAATAACATTTAGGAGACAACTTAGTAGCAGGTAACTTTAATTCTGTAATATCTGTTAAATTTTTTGTACTAAATATATAAGCAAATGAAATATTGTTTTCATTTAAATCAAATTTATCTTCAAAATCATCCTTGTATATTAATGACATTATATTTCCTCCTATACTACCATTAACAGAAAAATATGGGTTTGTATTACTTGATAAATCAGTCCATGTATCACAATCACCACGAAAATAAATTTTTGAACCTGTTGACGTTATATACATATTCCACTCTGTCCATGTACTCAAATCAGTTGAATACTCTAGGTTTAAACGTTTATCATAATTGCCTACTATTATTGTTTTTCCATTATCTGCCTATATCCAGAAATAATCTTTCTACTTTACTTCATCAGGAAATACTTTTTTATTCTTCAAGAAAATCTAGACTATGTTATTTCCTTTCAGAAAAACATTATTCGCCTTTATTTTATTAATTAATATACTCATCTTTTACGTCGTTTGTTAATTTTAACCATTTATTCGTCATATTGAACTCTTCGATAAGCTCGTCATTCTCTAATATCATTGCACACAGATCGTTTATCTCTTCCTCTGACATGTCACTTGAAACGTTTCTCATAACATTCATATCGTTTTCTGTTAAAATCAAATCATCTAATTCATTGTATTGTGAAATATCCATATTCAAATTTCATTGTTTCATTTGAATATTTATTTCACTCATGATATATCAAACAAGTTAAAAAATCACGTTTATTTGTATTTTCATCTATTACGCCTAAAACTGAACAAACTTCCCAACCATTTTTTGTAAAAAGACCATTATCTTCAAACTTATCGTTTACTGAAACAACAGAAGTAATTGGACAAAGAGCATAACCATGAAAATCTGTTGGAAAATATTTCACATTTTGAAATTTTGGTAATACTTTATCTTGTAGAAAAGAATACTTTTCTTTTGCTGCTGATATATCAATACCTGTACTTGTATGATATAAATTTTTTATTTTTCTAAATTTAATCTTATTAAGATATATTAACTAATTAAATGTATATTTTATATTCTGTCGAAGTGGTTTTTCGACAAAATATTCAAAAGGACATGCTATACAAACAGAGGTTGCTGGAATGTCTTTAATTTCATTTTCTGGATTTATAAATTTTTTTATATAAAGCCCTGAACAAATAATATCTGGTAATATGCTGTTTGAAATAAGACGTGATGCTGTCAACTGTGATGCTGTCAACTGTGATGCTGTCAACTGTGATGCTGTCAACTCCTAATTATTAATTCTATTCATCTACTTCCTCCATAAATTAATTAAAAATGGTAAAATTTCTGAAATAAAAATAGAAAATGGCGGATTATCTATTATTAAATCAGCTTTATCAAACAAATCTTCATGATTTTTATAATCATCCCATGTATACCATAATTCTTTATATTGTAAATCTTCTTTGTGATCTTTAAAATATTTGACAAAATTACTTTTCTCAGAACTAAAAGGACAATATATTATCTTATTTTTATATATTTCTTTTTTAAAAACATTTACATGTTTTTCAACGTCTTCATATCTTGTATAATATTCATCATTTTTGTTTTTTATTGCTTTTATTAAGTCACTATTATTTGACATATAAAATCTAGTTATTTTTCCATTCGTTATAATCATTGTTTACTGATATGTGAATCCAATCATCATTATATTCGTTTATCAACTGCCTAAACTGCCCTAATTTACCAAGTTTGTTAAGACAAAGTATTGAATTCCAAAGTTTATGGTTATCTAATTTTCCATCGGACTTTGTGTGTATATCGGCTGCCGCCCCATATAAATGGTCTGAATTGCTTGCTCCTCCAACCTTCTTGTTAAGTCCGGGACAACGATAACCTGAAGAAATTATAATTGAATCTCCCCAATTATCCCTAATCTGCTGTAAAATCTGACTTAATCTCTTAACATTGTCCATATATTTCTCTGGAATCTTGTTGTTTATCTTCCATTTATCCGCTGTTGAAGACTTCTCAAATTCCTCTAAACTAAAATTCTTCGTTAAATATGTCATTTTATATCAAACTTTAAAATTTAATTATTTATTCTCCTCCAATGGACACCAATTCTCAAAATCCCATTTGAAAAAATCAGAGCAAACATTATTATGATTTATAATATCCTTTACTTTATCTGTTACCTTATAACCATATATATTAATTAAGTCATAAAGTCTTTGTTTACCTTCATCTGTTTTAACACGTTCATCTTCCCAATTTATATTTGGTACATATTTATAATGTAATTATAATAGTTTGGTAATTAAATACCTTCAAAATCACCATAAAATTTTAAAACTATTTCATTATCATTTTTCTTCAGATAATCTTTCAGTTCAATGATTGTTTTAATATTTTCATGTTTAATAAAAGTCTCAAGCATCTCACCAACCAAATCATGCTCAATATAAAAATCACCATATGCACCAACACAATAATTATATGCTTGATATTTAGTTATATACATTTTAACTTTCAAAGTTATATACTTGTTAACCTTAACAATAATTTTCTCTTTTTTATCGTGTGTTAATAATTGCATTTGTTCAGGAAGTTTTTTGAACTTTTCTTTATTTGAAATACCATAATATGGCACAAAGCAATCATCAGGATAAATCACATTTATTTCATCAGAATCATCACTAATAAGTGCTAACAAATCATCTTTCAAATCATTCTTTTCATCTTTCATATAATCAATAAGTTTCGTATCTACCTCTAAATCTTCAAGTATACAATCATTAATAAACAGTTCAAAATAAGCATTTGTTAACACATCTTCATTTTCTTCAAAAAATTTGTCAAAATCTTCCTCAATTTCTTCAACATCTGTAAGATAATCTTCTGCAAGATCTAAAAAATACTCTTGATTGTTATAATATTCCCAAACGCTACCAACTGCATATGATAAAACACATTCAATACACTTTTTCTTTTTACCACATCTAACAAGAGCGGTCACCTTAAAGTCTGCCATATCCCAACCATCATAGTTGTTTACCTTAACCTGTAATACCTTAATATTAAAAGTATAATTCTTGCCATTAATTTCTGTTGTAACTGTATTCATAATTTTATTAATTTTAAATTAAACTTATTTGTTATTAACTTACATATCAAAGATACACGTTTTATTCGAAACAAAAAAATAAGAGAAGAAAATTTTTCATAATTATTTTTCTCTTTCTTCTATTTTTTGTTTAAAACTACCAAAAGTTCCATTGCAGACCTATTCCAATATAAGGACTTAGCTTTTTCTGGTTAAAATCATATCCATATCCTATTTCCGGACCTATGCCAAAATTGTATCGTTTCTTCTTTATTACGGTACTTTTTTGATACACAGTCTTTGGGAACATCTTCATACTGTCAAGCCAAACGTCCTAATAACCGCTTATCCAAATGGCGTATTTTCCTGTATCTTTATATTGTTTCTGTACCTTGTCCAATACAACATCCTCAGATACTTTGATTGTGTCGCGTTTTAGCCGCCATATTCTCACCGTATCGCGTCCAATTCTCTTTACCTTATAATTATCAGGCTAAGTGATTTTAATCGTCTCTGTG